TTATATTAATCATTCACATACACCAAACATGTTCTGGGATCGACAAACCTCTGAATTCTATGCAATTCATGATATTGAAGAGGGTGAGGAACTAACAACTTATTATAGACCTGACGAAAGAGATTGGGAACTAGCATAAGCACACTAAATAAAACACTGAAGGAATTATTATGCCATTACCAAAGGTCAATGCACCTACTTTTGAACTGACGTTGTTATCAAACAATAAAACTGTAAAATTTAGACCATTTCTTGTCAAGGAGGAGAAGTCACTTCTGATTGCTCTTGAGAATGGCAATGATAAAGATGTTATTGCCACTGTAAAAGATGTATTGAAGTCATGCATACTCACTCGTGGTATAAAAATCGACGAGTTACCAAGTTTTGATCTAGAGTATTTGTTCCTCAACATTAGGGGTAAATCTGTTGGTGAGACTATTGATTTGATTGTGACATGTCAGGATGATGGGGTTACTACCGTTCCCCTACAAATTAAAATGTCAGATATAAAATTAGTTGAGGATGAAAATCACTGCGATACAATAAAATTAGATGATAATCTCCTTATGAAGTTGAAGTATCCATCTTATCAAACATTCATTGACAATAATTTTATTGTAAATGACGTGAAAGATACTGATAGAATTGACAAAGCATTTGATGCTGTAGTTGACTCAATAGATCAAATATATACTGATGAGGAAATGTGGGCAGCGAGTGATTGCACTAAAAAAGAATTGTTAAAGTTCATTGAACAACTTAATTCAAAACAATTCTCTGAAATAGAGAACTTCTTTACCACAATGCCAAAACTACAATATAAAACAAAAGTTGTCAATCCCAATACAAACAAAGAGTCTGAGGTAATAATTGAGGGATTAGCAAATTTTTTCGCATAATGATGTATCATGTGAGTATTGAGTCTATGATGGAGACTAACTTTTCATTGATGCAGTTTCACAAGTGGAGTCTCTCAGATATAGAAAACCTTATACCTTGGGAAAGAGAGGTTTATGTAAAGTATCTGGTAAATTACCTTGAGAAACAAAGACTAGAGGCACAGCAAGCACAAAATGCAAGCATCTAATGCACAACCACAAACACCCATGTTATCTGCTCCAAAGAGCAGTATGGACGGTGCATTACAGAAATTAATAAGAAACCAAGAATTAAGTAGACTATCATCAGGTAAGGAGTTTGGTTCATTACAACGTCTTTCTATAGATGTAGAGCAACTTGGTAATAGCATGAAGATCATGCAAGATGAGTTTCGTAGAGATATAAAAGATAGAAGAAAATTCTTTACAGATCAGGCAAAATTAAGAAAGGAAGAGGAGAAAAATCTTACAGAAATAAAAACTGCTGCATTGTTTAATCTACGTTCAGCGATAGCAGCAGGTTCTGGTTTGTTAGCACTCAAGGAGTTCAGTGATGGTGATATAGGTGGTGCTCTACAAGCAACAGGTGTGGGTCTTGCATCGTTAGCACCAGAAATTACAGATTTGGTTATATCAATATTGGCAGCAAAAGGATTAATGGGTGCAGGTAGAGGACTGGGTGTTGCTCAAAATCTTGGTGGTGCAGGAGGTTTTCTTAGGAATATTGGTGGTAAGAAGGGTTTATTCCTTATTTCTGCACTTGCTGCCTCTATCCTAGGTAGCACTCTGTTTGGTGGTGGAGGTAATGATGCAGATAGAAGGAGAATAGATGCAACAAGAAAGACAGAGAGTGGAGCAAACATGATGAATGATAGTGATGTAGATAGATTTAGAAAACAATTGAATAGATTTGAGAGAATTTTGGACAATATGCAGGGTAGGAAAAGAACAGATGGAAGCGTTGACCCTGCACAGGCACAGGCACAGTTTACAGACACCATAGGAGGTGAGGGAAAAAATGAGGATTTTGATAATTTAATACGAGGCACAAAAGATTTAGAGAGAATAGGTGAATCAAATGAGACAAATGATGGGCAAGGAGAGCAAGAAATCACAGGTGCCCTTAACGATACAAACCCTGAGATAGACCTTGAGGGTTTTGAACCTGGTGCAGTTACACCCCTATCTGATAGAGAAGCAAATGAACAGATATTAGCAGAAAATGCGATGTTTGAAAATTTTGGTAATTTTAGTAATTTAACTGGTGGATCTTTTGAGGATCCTGAGATGACATCTCTCACAAGAATGTTTGGCAATGCAATGACTTTAGGCAGTGCTGATGATGGTGAGATAGGTGGGTCAGGAGAGTTTGATGTCAAGGGATTGTTTAAAGCAGATGGCAAAGATAGTGAGCAATTGTTAAATGACATACTTGATGGTAAAGAATTAAATTTAAATGCTTTATCAAGGAAGGATGATGGTTTCATAGGTCCTAAGTGGTTGGGTATTAAGAATCCTTTTAATCGTAAGAATAAAAATGAAGAGAATAGGAATAAGATTGATGCTAACGAAAGAACAAAAGGAACTGACACAAACGTTGAGGTCGCTGATGTCTCAAGTCCGACTCAAAGATCCTCTAGCAGAGAATCATCTGTTGTTGATAGTCAGGTGAGTGTAGATTCTAATTTTAAGAGTGAGACAGGTGCATGTTTTGATAAACTTGATTGCAAAGGATCATATCGCTCCTATTCTGTTTTTGATACGTTCTAATGGCAAATATTAGTATCCTATCAAGAAAAACTTTTAAAATTTCATCAGGTATGAGAACCACGATGAGATCTTCTTTTGTATCCTTGAGAAGAATAGAAAGAAGAGCACTTTTAGATGAGAGAAAATTAATAAAAACTAGGTCTGAGGTATTCAGAACACTACTACAGAGTTCCAAGACATCAATTCAGAAAAATAAAAATTTAAGTAGCATATTAGGTGGTGCACTCGGTTTACGAGGACTCCGTCGTATAACACAAGGACCTTCTACTGGTGCAGTAAAGAGACCTAGATTTCAAGGTGGAGCAGGTAGACTTGCAAAAGGAAGTTTACTTAGAAATTTTAAAGCAGGTAGACTTAGATTTGCTAGGTCTACTCTAGGAAGAGGAATAGGGAGAGTAGGACCTTTAGCAGTTGTAGGAACAGCATTTGACTTTGGTGGTAGATTGTCAAGTGGACAAAACGTAGCACAGGCATCAATTGGATCAGGGGCAGGGTTGGTAGGAGCATTAGCAGGTGGTGCTAAGGGTGCTGCAATAGGTAGTGCAATACTTCCTTTTGGTGGAACAATCATAGGTGGTCTTATAGGTGCAACCCTAGGTAGTGGGTTAGCGAGTGGTGCTGCTGATTTCATCACTGGAGCAAATCGCAGAAGAAAGTTTGAGGAGAGGAGATTTGAGTTAGCAACTTCTAAAACAAAATTCTCTGTTGCATTAGATCAACTTGACATAGTTCTTGATAAGTTAGGTAAAAGTAGATTAACTGGTGCTGTAGAGGGGAGAGAGAGGAGAGACAGACCTGCAACATTATTTGCAGGTGGTGTGGGGTCTGTAGGCAGATTTCTTAATAGTAGACCTGTAAGAATTGTTGGATTAAGTCTATTGGCATTAGGGGCAACAGTGCTTGCTATTAAGTTTGCACCCTTCATTGCAGGTAAGGTATTGTTATCCTCAACAGCAGCAAAATTATTTGCTAAGGTGCCCTTACTTAAAAAAATTGCTGCTCCAATACTCAAGAAGTTAAGTAGTTCTAGAATTGCACAGTCATTAGCAAGAAGTAAAGAGACAAGGAGAATTACAAATTTACTTAAAAAATTAGGTCTTAAAAAGAAACCATTTAAGATAACCAGATCAAAATCAGTCGTTAGAAAAAGACCTAAGGTTACCTTCTCAGACAGGGTCGCACCAGAAGTAAAGATGGCAAGAGATATTATAAACAAGGGTGGTGGCACAGATTTTGGTCAGGGTAAAACATTACAAGGATCTCCACAAGAAATCAGGGCAGAACTTAGTCTTATTAAAAGATTGGCAGAAAGAGGATTAGGTGGACTTAAATCAAAACAGATTGATGTAAACAAGGTTAGAATGAAGAGATTCAGTAATAAATCCCAGTCTAAGAGAAATCCAGTTGTCGATAAATTAAAAAGAGATCTTAAAAAATCACCAGACTTTGTTGATAAATTTGGTAATAGAGTGGACAGCAAACAATTGGATATGTTCAAAGATATACCTAATAAATTCTTTGGAGGTGATGTTGAGAAGGGTATGGCATATATTGTTGGTGACATGGAGGGTATGAGAACAGGGTTTGAGGAGTTATTCATACCAGAGGAGTCTGGAACAATTATACCTAGTGAGGTCTTACAACGAGCAAAAGACAATATTATAGTCCTTACATCAAAGGGAGATACAGTATCAGTCCCTGTCCCTGATGAATCACGATCACCTGTTACACCAAGACCTATTTCAAGTTTAGCAAAGGTCGCTAAATATGCTCAGTTTACCAGTTTACTTACGGTATAATGGCAAAGTTTCCTAAAAAACCTAAGAAATATGGTAATAGAAATAAGGTGTGGAGTAAGGGGCACCTTCTTGAGAGATTTGACGTTATATCTCTTGAGGGTGTGTCACAAGACATGAGACTTCAATATGGAATAGTAAAATATTATGAGGACATTACCGATCCAACAATACATGTTGAGATATTATGCAATGATACCAATGGTATCATGGAGAAACTTCCTATAAGGAGTGGATCTTCCGTTAACCTCAAATTTAAACATGAGAGTTCCAAGGATCCTCTTGAATATGATGAGAAAAAAGAACCACTTGTCGTAACAAATATTATGAATCATTATGCTGATGCAAAAAGAGAGACTTATATTTTAATATGTGAGACAAAACAGGCAGTTAGTAATCATACAACAAGGGTATGGGAAAAGCATACAGATCTTATATCTACCACTGTAGAAAAAATATTAAAGGAGAAACTCGAAGTTGATAAAGAAAGGATGTATCAGATTGAACCTACAAAAAATAAGTACAAATTTTGTGGTAATTACAGAAGACCCTTGAAAGTAGTAAGTGATTTGTGTCGTAAATCTATACCCACCAGTGCTGACGGGACAAGCACTAAAAAAGGAACATCAGGATATTTTTTCTTTGAGACACAAGATGGTTATAATTTTTTAAGTATTGATACTATACTTGAATCAAAACCAGTTGCAAAATATATCATGACTCCCTCTAAGGATGCATCTAATCCTAAAAATAATTTTACCATAGCATCTGAACCTGTGTGGAGTGAGAGTCACGACTTATTGAAAAAATTGAGAGCAGGTTCATTTAAAACTGCAAATTTTTATTTCAATGTAAACACGAGGTTGCCTGAGTTTACAGAGTTTGACTATACTGAGAGTGTCGGAAAACAAATGAAAAAATCGAACGACGAGGAGGTAATACCAAGTCCCTACGGTGATGTTCGCTCAAGAATTATTCTTGGAGTTATTGATCAAGGTGCTATGGAACCAACTAATGATGGTAAATCTAAAGAGACACCTCAAGATCAAGCAGTATTCCAAGCACAATCCTCTGCTAGATACTCACACTTATTTTCGCAGACACTTCAAGTAACTGTGCCAATGAATCTTACATTAAGAGTCGGGCAGATGTTGGAACTTGAATTTCCTGAGATAAATACAGAGGAGTCTAAAGGTACCAGAAATCCCAACTCTGGTAATTACATGATTGTGAAGTTAGCTCACGAGTTCGGTAACCCACAAGGTGACTTTACAGGACTCACACTCGTTCGAGACACCTACAAAACAAAATGAAATCAATCGAAGACCACATAGCAAAGGACAAAGAGATCCTTGCTGATCCCAAAACATCAGAACCAATGCGTCGTCATATAAAAGACGAACTGCATGATCTTGATGAATACGTAGAGCATCATAAGGATGAGATAAAAGCAGGTGATCATCATGACCCTAATGTATTAGAGGTATTCTGTGATGTGCACCCAGACGAACCTGAGTGTTTGGTTTACGATGACTAATGCTTGAGACACGTCATTCAGAAATAGATTTTATTGGTAGAGACGGGTTCCACTGGTTCATAGGACAAGTGGTTCCTGATAAAGCGTGGCGTGATCAAAATAATCAAAACAATAATCAGGGTTTTAGAGCAAAGGTAAGAATACTCGGACATCATCCTCATCAAAACGAAGGCGAGGGTGGTATTTCTGACGAAAACCTACCATGGGCACACTTCCTAATATCACCTCAGTTTGGTGCAGGTCATTATTATGGTGGAACAGGTTTTGCACTACAGGGTGGAGAGGTTGTTTTTGGTTTCTTTATTGATGGTGAGGAGGCACAACAACCTGTAGTCATAGGATGCTTCTCTCAAACCAGTGATACTGTCGTTAAGAAGACGTTTGAGGAGGTATTGAAGGAAGGAACTACTGGATTTTTCCCATACGCACCTCCAAAAGCATTAGAAAAAGCAGATTATGTAAGAAGAAAAGAAGATAAAGAGAATGATCCTACAGGAGGAGTTACCACCAGTGACAACACTGTGCTAACGAAAGAGAAAGAGGTCGATGACACAGTAGACAATCATATAGAAAACAAGACATATCCAGTCAAAGTAGCACAAAAATGTATAGAACCTGCAGGTTTATTGGGTGATGCTACTAAAGGTTTACAGGAATTCACTAAAAAAATAAATGAATTAAAGCAAGTAAAGGTTGGATGGATTGACCCAGTAACAAATGTGCTTGTTGATATGGATGAGATCGTTGATCAAGCAGCAGAAAAAGCAGCAGCAAGTTTATCAGCAATCACAAGAAGAGCAAGAAAAAATTTATTTGATGAGATTAATAAGTCAGTGGATGATGCTGTAAGTTTTCTTGACCCAGATCACCTAATAAAAAATCTTGAGATAAACAAACAAAAAGATAATATTTTTTGCTTGTTTGAGAACGTATTGAATGCACTCAAGAACACTATAGCAAATCTATTGAAGGAGATGCTAGGTAAGGTTGTCAACTTTCCTCTTTGTATTGCTGAAAGTTTTTTAGGAGGTTTACTCAGCGATCTTGTTGATAAGATACAAAATGCTATAAAAGGTCCTCTTGCTGCCATAGGTAAACTGGCAGGCATAGCACTACCAAACTTCTCAGACATTATGAATAAGGCATTGAATTTAGCACAATTAGGTATATCATTGTTCTCATGTGAAGGATCTGTATGTGAGTCAGAACCAACAGATCATGAAACAAACGTAGGAAAAGTTGCTAAACCAAAAATAAGTGCAGATAACGTTGGAGACATAGCAAACAAAGTAAGGGCATTTGGAACATCATTTGGTGGTGGTGAATTAGGTTTCTTAAAAAATACCATATTTCCTGGCATTGACAGCATTACAGGTGGCATCGGTAATTTCGCAAGAAATACTACAGGAGTTGTGGAAGGTGTACAGGAAAATACAGGTGGTGGTTTAGGAACTGTAGGTAAACTTGTAGGTGGTTGCTCAGGAACAAAAGGTGCATTTGGTAAAGAGTGTGGACCTCCTAAGATTGAGATATTTGGTGGCAATGGCATTGGTGGTTTTGCAGATGCTGTTGTTAACGAACTTGGACAGGTGGTTGGTGTGAACATGAAGGATTTTGGTATTGGTTACACCGAACCTCCATTCATAAAAATCAAAGATGAGTGTGGTAATGGTGTCGGTGCTATTGCTGAACCCATAATTGTTGACGGTAAAATAGAGAATGTAGTCGTGATAAATCCTGGCTCAGGATATCTTGGTGCAGAGTCTGCAACTGTAGAGGATACGGGTACAGAGGTTGTTGGTGTTATAGACAGCGTTCAAGTGGTGCAAACTGGTAATGGTTATGAAGAGGGTGATACGGTGACCACTGAGTCGGGATGTGAGTTTAGTCTTGAAATAGAGGATGGTAGAATAACAGGTGTCAATGGATCATGCAACATACCATTCACCGTGTTCCCTGAGTTATTCATCAACAGTGACACAGGAACTGGTGCTATTGTCAGACCTGTTACTAAGTTTGTCAAAAAAGAAGAATTTGTTGGTGTTATACCACCAGATGCTAAACTTATTACAGTCATATCCTGTCCGAGGTTCTATTAATGGCAGAGAAACAAGAAAAATCAAAAGTCCCACCCATTTTTATTCAACATCCTGAGGATGGTAGATTAGAAATAGGTAGAGAGAGAAACTCAAAAGAGTTACGAACAAAGGCACTGAGTCTTAAGGGTAATAGAAGTCAACACTTGACTTTCTATCACGATGGTGGTTTTGAGTTAAAAACCAGTGAGGATAAACGTGCTGCAGAAAAAGGTTCAACAATTCTATCTGCAGTGCCTGGTGGCACACTCGTTATAAAAAGTCTAGGAGACATAGACATACAATGTGAGGGTAGATTCTCAGTTGTTGCAAAAGATATAAGGATGAGTGCCGAGGGTAGTCCGAGTGAGAGTGATATTACTTTGAGTGCACAGCACAATATGAATATACAGTCTGATAATTATACAATATTACAGAGTAATAATCTTAGTTTACATGGAAAAGAGAGATTTGTTGCAAACTCTAACGGGTGGATGATGCTTATTGGTCAGAATGTTAGAATACATGAACCTAAAACAAAATTATGTCCTCGACCACTTGAGGACTATATAAATTCGCAAACGGAGGGATTTAAGTAATGGCAGGCATAAGAGACATAGATTCTGGTAAGATTTACATAGGTGCTGAAGATCCAAAGACCGATCAATCTGCTGAGACCCTTGATGGTGACAAACCCTATGATGGCACACTTGCAGCAGTAGGACCTGTATTCCTTGGTGAGCATAGTGACAATGCGTTTGGACATGTAAATGTAGGCACAGACATAGGTCTTCAAAAATTTGTACCCCAGTTTAAAGGTAGAGCGTTAGACGTAGAGGGTGACGTAAGCATAGTTGGTAATGGTAGTGGTGCTCAAGGTGTCAATGCACTGGTTATAGATGGTGACGTATTTGTCACAGGTGCTGTCGATTGTCTATCTAAAGGAAGATTAGAAGATAGACATAAAACTGCTGACAGTCTTCCAAAACCTTTTGATATGGTGCATCCTAGCAAAGGTGAAGGTCATAGACTTAGATATGCATGTATTGAGGGACCTGAGGTTGGTGTATATTTCAGAGGTAGAACACAGGAGAATAAGATTATATTGCCAAACTACTGGAAAGATCTTGTACACATAGACAGTATAACAGTGCAAACACAACCAGTATTGTTTAAACAGGACATAGTGATACTTGAATGGGATGATAGTAAGATACTTTTAAGAGGTGTAAGAGATTGCTTCTATCATGTATATGCTGAGAGAAAAGATGTTAACCCTCTTGTGGTAGAGTATGAAGGTAAGACATGGCAAGACTATCCAGATCCAAAATATAACGATCCCTCATTTGCTAGATAGTATGCTATAATGAGAATAAAATTATGAAAGCATGTGGTGTTGTAAAGGTTGATGGGGTCATCGAACTACCAGATTATATGGTTGGCAAGATAGATGTCGCAACTATTTGTGTGCAACTTACACCAATAGGTGTATATCAAGAATTATTTGTAGATAAAATTGAGTATGGGGCACGTATTGTTATTAGAAATGCTGCAGGGGGTCCTATAAATGCCTATTATCATGTGCATGCTGAATTGACATCTGACTCATAAAATGTTATAATACCCATAGTTACACTATCATCATGGAATTAGATCAATTTGTAGATCGTCTTGAGATCTCTCTTGCAAAAAAATCATTCAAGATCTATGGGTCAAAAGCACAAATACAAGAGGTTACCTGCGAAACCATTGACGAGTTTATGAGAGTTTTAGAGATGTCAAGGTATGCTGCTGAGATAGATAAAGAAATCAAGGTGGTTTATGTCTAGAGTAAGGTTACCATTATCTGATATTAAATTCCATGATGTTCCTGTTGTAGGTCAATTCTACACCAAGAAAGAGGTGGATCAGTTGATAAAGGATGCTGTCGATGAGGCAAGAGCGATTGATGAGGCATCAATGGCAAAACATAATCGTGACGCTACCATCATAAGTATGATACTTGGTTTTACCACATTAGCATTGTTTGTAGATGGTCTGCTTAGATTATTAGGCATCACACCACCATTTATGGACATAGACATCAATATCATTGACAACATAGTAGAAAAGGTTGAATCTGACATAGTACCCCTAATACAAAGAGTGCCTCGAATCTGACGAGTATAAATAAGTTGAAGGAATGGTGTCAGAAGGTAGGTAATGCCACTAAGTAGACTTGAAAATTTTCTAAAAAATGTACAGGGTAACGTCATTTACGTTAATCCTGAGGAACTTGATGCGACAGATGACGTTAGCAACACTGGTAATTCCAGAACTCGTCCGTTCAAAACTATA